ACAATATAGTTGTGTCTAGAACCACCAAATGAATTAACCCAAATATCAATAGGTTCTCTTTTGAAGAGTTCTACTATAACTTCTTCTGAAAAATTGTGTTGTCCCATTATATTGTTTCGTATAACGCATTTTGTTTTTCTTGTCTTTGGATATCTTTTGGATGATACAATGCAAAATCTTCCTCTAATGGTAAATAAGTCATTGTATTGTAACCTTTGATTCTTTCGTGTACTTTACCTTCCCACTCAATCTCCGAAGTTCTACGATAGATTCTTGTCTGAACATCAGGCCAATTCACCCATCCCTTTTCATTTACATTCCATCTCCATTTTTGGATATGTTCATCGGTCAATCCTTCAACTGTGTTTACTCTTGGTACAAAGAATAAATCAATATCTTTATTAGATTCTAATAAATCATGCATATTTGTAATCAAATATTCATTTGGAACTTCATCAGCATCTATTTGAAAGATGAATATACCCTTTGCATGATTTTTAAGATTATTCTTATATGATGCGAAATCTTTATTTAGTGGGAATCCAATAACATTCACATTATCATGTAAATCATTGATAATTCTCAAATAACCCATCACATCTTCAGTAACACCACCCTCATCATATTGAATCAAAATCTCATCATCAGATTGTATTCTTGGATGAAGAAAGTTTACTAATGTTGTAATTTCTTTTATTTCATTACAAACTGTTATTCCATATGTAACATTAACCATAGTATTGTTTTAAAGTATCTTGTTTAAAAAATATTTCGGTAGAATATTGAATTCCATCCATATTGTAGGTTCTATATGCAGCACCCTTTGCTACAAAATCTCTATTGTTTTTTATATAACCATCATATATTCTATTACCACCTGTATCAAATACATCACCTAAATCATATAAACCAATCTGAGATGATTCTAATACATTTTCAACCACATCATCAGCCTTTGTTAATTTCTTAAACCACTTAAAAAAGTTAGCTGGTGGTATATTTGATAATTTAAGTGCAGATACCTTTTTTTGGTATATTCCAGTAACAAATATAATTGTTTCCTCAGAACCTGCTAATCTTTCTTTATTACCATCAGCATATTTGTATGTACTTATTTTATACACACCATATGGTTGTAGGTTTCCTTTAGAAACTCTCTTACCAGTTCCTTCTTGTATTAATCTATATTTTGATGAATGATTCATTATAACTTATTTAATTTTGGTAACTTTAATTTTGGTTGTTCTGATATTGGTGTTTGTTTATTCAATTTAGGTAACTGAAATGGTTTCTGAACTGCAATAGTTCCAACATATTTATCCATAATTTTACCTAATTCAATTGTCATTTTTTCCATTGTAAAATTATTTAAAATATTTGTTCTCAATCCAGCTGATTTTTTAAGATATGAATCATATTCATTGAATACCTTATAAATCTTATTAGCTGCATCTGAATAATTTACAGTAAACCACTTAGATTCCTTTAATAGAAACTTATCTGCTGCTGAATTATGTACATCAGTTAATTGACCATCTAAGAAAATAGTATGTTCTTCAGGTAAGAAATCTACATGCCCACTCCATTTAGAAACAACGATTGGTTTTCCAGTTGTTGCAAATTCTGCAAGTGGTCTACCATATCCTTCTCCCTTTGTAAATGAAATCATAGCTTTTACTTTTTTGTGATTATAAAGTTCAACCATTTCTGATTCTTTTAAATCACCATGTAATAAATAAATTGGTGGTACATCACTCAATCCTTTGATAGCGTTTTCTATTTTTTCTCTCGTTGTTTCTCTGTCAATTACCGAAAATCCAGCATGTGATGTTTTAAGTATAATACCCGGTCTTTTATCTTTAGGTAGATATTTGAAAACAGTAGAGAATGTTTTAATAACCATACCCACATCTTTTCTATCTTGTCCTAAATGCCCTTTCAACCAATGTCCAACTAATAAGAAGTTAAAATCAGTTTCAATTCCATCTAATACATCTATATCAGTTATAGTTGGATTTTCGTATAATTCTTTATTAACACCCTCAAACAAAACCTCACAAGGTTTTTCGTTTTTAAAAGTTTTAATAATTTGTTTAGTTTGTTTATCTTGCTCTTGAAATTGAGTTTTATCAAATAGTGATTTAGTAAACTGAGATGGTACAATGATTAAGTCCATTTTATTACCACCCTCTAAGAATTCTCTAGGAACTACTGTGGTTTCAACACCAGCAGTAATACCAATATTGTAATTACCCTTTGGTTCAAATTCATTAGCAACAGACATCTGCATAAAGATATCTGGTTTTCTATTTACTTGAGTTGCTATATTCGATAACATAAGTTTACCGAATTCAGTATTTGGGTCTGCTTGGTTCTGAGGAGTATTTCCCCATCTAGTTGGTACAATCTTAATATCATACCTATCTAACTCAAATAAGCTTCTCAAAATATCTCTTGCATGGTCTCCATAACCACTTCTAGTGAATACTGGAGCCTGATATACTAATAAAGGTTTATTCATAACTTTTATACAATTTTAAATAATTCGTATCGTTTTCTTGGTTTGAAGTTTTTAAAAGTAGTTTCAACACCATTAATTAGTTGTTGGCACATATTGTTCTGAGATAATCCCATATCTTCAATAAATGCTCTTCTTCCTTCTAAACCATTTTTTGTTAATTCTTCTTTTGGAGTATTATAAACTTTCTCCATTTTTTCTGATAACTCAATTACATCGATTTTATCATCCCAAATGTATGGAGTTGGAACTGAACCTGTTAAAGATTGTGCCCTACTCCAAATTGGTGTGGCCCATTCTCCCCAAGTTACTTTATCTTCCCAATCTCTCCATTTGTGAAGTGAACCAATCTTAATGTAATCATCAGCTGTAAAGTATTTACCATCTGATTTCTTTTTGAATCCACATTGGTCTTGTAATCCACCAGTAACATTTACAATGATTGGTGTTCCACTCATAACCGATTCTGCAGTTGTTAACCCAAATCCTTCATTACCAGCAATATTGACTGTACAATCAGCCATATTATAAAGAAGATTTAGTTGTTCAGTTGATAACTTAGCAGTTGAGAATACTACATTACAATCAGGTGCAAGTGTTTCAGCTACTTTTGGTAAATCAGTACCATTTTGGTCTGATGGTGTTGTGTGCATTAGTAGTACAGCTTTAGAAGCTTTATCTTTACCAATTTTATCACAAAACTCTTTAAATGCCATAATAACATCAGATGGTTGTTTTCTTCTAATATTTCTATTTGACCAAAAGAATATAAAATCATACTCATTACCAGCTAATATCTTATTTCTAAAATCCGAAGGTACATCAGTTGGTTTGAATTCGTTTTCATTTATACCATGTGGTACATATGCAACTTGCCAATCTGAATGTGGTTTCCATGTTGGTTTATCAGTTAAAGAAGTTAACCTACTTACTATTCCATATGTTTGCCTTGAAATAGCACCTAACCAATCACAACTTTCGTAGTAATTTCTATTATATAATGGGTCTGGTAAATCATCCCATATTGTATAATAAAGAATTGGACAGGTTTCTCTGATTTCGTGTTCCATATCATATAACCAAGTCCAATAACGTGGGTCAGTAAAATGAAGAATAGCATCAGGTTTTTCGGAATTCATAATTTGTCTTAACAAATCAGCGTTTCCGTAACCATTCCAAGGTAAGATTTTAACAGATGCATCTTCTACACCAGTTCTTTTCTGCATATCAGCAGATAAATCTAAAACTTTACCTTTATCGGGGTGTTTAATTGCTGCACCTACTTGGAACCAATCGTACTCTTTAAGAGTACCCATTACTAAAGCTTTACTCATAGTGGCGATACCACTACTCATCCTCATGTCATCTGAAAGGAGAAGAATCTTTTTCTTTTTACTCATAACTTATTAAAATAACTTTTTCTTTTAAAATTGCGAACCTGAGATTTGAAGATTTGAATATTCATTCATTTCTTTTCTAAATCCATCATCGCTTACATATCGTTCAACTGTTCTGTTTACTAATTTTTGAAGTGTTACATCCGATTCGAATGATACTCTTTTAAAATTTGAATAAACACCTTTTATAATTTTTACAGTTGTTAGTTTAGTTTCTACACTCATAGTATATATTGTTAGTATTTATATATATAAGTATATAGATATTTATTTTTCGTTAAGCTTTACCATCACAAATTCCTCTAGTCTTAAACTCACAGAATCTACAATTCTTTTGTCTATCACCTGGAACTTTAGGATATGCTAAATTTCTATAATTACCTTCATCATCAAATACCTCATTTACAAAGTTCATAAACTCAGTATAAACCTTATTTACAGTTGGTTTACCATTTGCTGGTACATGCCTCGACATATAAGGAATTGGGAATGGAGCATCTTCATAAAGTTTTCTTCTCATAATTTGATATTCAACTTTAATCTTCTCCAATGGTATATTGAATAATTCTGAATAATACTTTTTGTATATAACGATTTGTGCGTTCTTATACTTATCTGATTTTTGATATTTGTTCCAACCTCTAGTAGAAGTTTTTAAATCAATTATAATGATTGAGTTATCTGATAAATCTCTCATTACAACATCAACAAATCCAATAAAATTTACACCCTCTTTTACTTTAGCATTTAGTGGAATCTCTATTCCTACTAATTCAAATCCAGTCTTTGTGTAAAACTTATCTAATTTCTTTTTAAACCACTCTAATATACATCTACCATCTCCATAGAACTCTTCTAACTCTAACTGAGTACACACAGTACCCTCACTTAATTTATCATTCTCTTTGATGTATTCTTTTCTCATCCACTCTAACAATAATTTATCAGTATCTATTTCCATTGCTTGTTTTTTCGAAACTCCATACATTACCGAAAGGAAATGTTGTATTGTTTCGTGGATAGCAGTTCCAAAGATTGTATAAATGTTAGCAGATGATTCACCCAATTTATCTATGTATCTCAGTTTGTATGAACGAGGACAAGATGAATATAATTGGTATTGTGAAAAACTTACTTTTGCCATAAACTTTTATTTGTTATACAAATATACGAAAAAAGTTTGGGATTTCCAAACTTTTCTCAATTATATTTTTAATTTTAATTTCTTTATTATCTTCGGGTCAGTTCCATAATCCTCTGATAATTGTTTGATTCTTTCCTTACCAGTTCTACTAGCATATAGAATCTTTAAGTAATCTTCAGCTTCTAACTTTGAGGTTTCATAATGTTTAGCTACTAACTCTACTAACCAACCTTCGTATTTATCAGCTCCCTTAGCTTTCATATACTTCATAAAGTGCCTACCCTTTGGAAGTAAATCAATCATAGCTAAATACATTGCTTTAGGAGGAACTTCTTGCAAATATGGTTGAACAGCTGCAATAGTTTCTACCCACTCATATTTCATAGATAAAAAACGAAGTACCATATAGTTACTCCATGTCTTTTTATCAGCTTCTTCCAACGTATCCCAATACTTAGGATTTTGAACATTGGTTATTTGTTTAATATGGTCGAATAAACTAGCTGCCACTTTCTTCTTTTTTCTTTTTATCTAATTCTTCTAATACTGCTAGTTGTGGTGATAGTAATTCTTCACATATCTCACCACAATTTCCACAAAGTAAAACTTCGATTGGTACTACCACATCTTGTGCAGTTCCAGCTACTAACTTAGATATCTTTCTGAATTTAGAACCATCAATGAATACATCATATCCACAATGTGAACAAATTACAGGATTTGATTTACCTAAATCAATCTTTGCTTTTCCAGTTGAGTTTGATTGTTCCGATGCTTTTTGTGGTTTATTACCACCAATTCCTACTATTTTTGCCATTTTAAATTAAATTTAATATTTCTATTAATGTTGCTGCCATTGGAATCTCTTTATCAATAGCATTAAAGTGCTTGTTCTGTCCTTCGGATAATGCTATGATTACATTAGCTGTATTTTCAGGTGCATAATCATCTACCTTTTCATATAATAATGTAAATAACTCTGAGAAATCAGTTACTCTACTATCAATGATAGCTTGCCTCATATTCACATATTTATTTCTTTTATCATCTGAAGATTTTAAGATATCCAAAACTTTTATTTTGTAATCATTCTCCAAAAGGTTTTGAGTATCTACTTTCAACTCACCTTTGATTGAGTTTAATTGACAAGTATTGATAATCTTTCTAATATCAGGATATCCAGCATCAATAATTGGAACTAAATCTTTCGGTTGGAATGTTACTTCTTCACTATTCAAAATCTTTGATATTTGAACTGCTACATCTTTTTTAGTTGGAGGTATAATTTGGAAAGTTTGACATCTACTCTGAATAGGGTCAATTACTTTTTCAACATAATTACAAGTTAAGATAAATCTACAATGTTGTGAAAATGTTTCCATTAAGTTTCTCAAAATAGCTTGTGCGTTCTGAGACATGTAGTCAAACTCATCTAAGATAATGATTTTATATTTTTTGAACCCCATTGAGGATGCAAATCCTTTTACTTTATTTCTTACAGTTTCTACATTGTTTTCATCAGATGCGTTGATTACCATATAATCACAATCCATTGATTTTACAATTAGTTTAGCAAGAGTTGTTTTACCAGTACCTGCTCTACCATAAAGTAGAAGGTGAGGTACATCACCAGTTTCTAAATAACCACTTACCTTTTCTTTAAGGTGTTCGTTACCTACATAATTTTCTAAGGTTACTGGACGGTACGATTCCACCCATAAACTGTTATCTACTTGTTCATTATTTGTTTCTTCAAAAAATCCCATATTTTATTTATAATTATAATTTGTCCATTTACGAGCGGAAATACATCTTTTTCTTACCACTTCACTATCTTTTAATCCCAAAGCTTTTGCAGCTTCACCAGTTGTTTGATATTCAATACCATCAACAATAACAGGTTTTGAGTTATGCGCTGGTTTACCTCTCATATCCAAACGAACTCTACCATAGTTAGGATGTTCTTTACCCTTTGGCCAGTCAACATTCTTAAATGATTCTAATCGTTTAGAAATAGCTTCAGGTGTTGCACCAGGGTTTCCATCTTTCCATTTACCTAACTTATGTTTGATTCTATCATACATTTCAGTTCCCCTTTTGTATGTAAATCCACCAGTACCACCTTCAGTCATATTGTAGCCAGATTTGAAAGAATCATACTCTTTGATGAACTGAACTTCTAATTGGTTCAACTCATCATTGTTATCAGTAGTTGCTATAACTTCCCATTGAAAACTATTTTTTGGATATTTTCTGAGTGCTCTATGAAAGTTTGTATCAGAATTACTATTTCTAGCAGAATTATAATGTGCCCATTTTCGTTCTCTTAGTTCTCTAACAGTCTTTCCTATATACACTTTTCCGTTTTCTTTATTTGTTACTTTATATATCACCATAATACGTTTGTTTACATATAAGTATTGTAGTTCTATATTTTTCAACTATTAGTTAGTTTTATCTACCTACTTCTTTTAATCTATCTGCTTTGAAAGTTTCCCAATCTTTACCTATACCATCGATATAGAATAAATCTTCAGGCTTTAACTTACCATTATCATGCAACTTTGAGTATCGTTTGATTGCTTGTCTTTTCCACCAATTGTTGATATAATCAACACCATCAACAAACTTCTTTTTCATTACTAACTCATCTTCTTCAATTTCTGAACGTAAGAACTCAGGTCCATTCTCATAC